GTGCTGCGTAGATATCCACAGGATTTCCACAGCCCCTCCCCCTCCTAACCGTTAAGTCTTCGCCTTTTGTGCTCCTTTTCCACTGTTTTCGGGGTGCTGCGGCCCGCCAGCCTGTGGAAAGTTTTCCACAGGCCCTAGTACTACCTCCGTCTCCGCTCGGATCGGGTCTTCGTCGCGTGGCACGGCAAGCACAGTGCCTGCAAGTTCGCCAAGTCCAGCCGCGCGCCGCCGGCCCGCAGCGGCACGATGTGGTCCACCATGCGCGACGGCGCCACGCCGCAGTGCTCGCAGATGGGCCGCTCGCGCCGGATCATGCGCGACAGCCGCTCCCAGGTGGAGTCATAGCCGCGGGCCGTCGAGTCGGCCCGGTTGTCCGGTGGCCGCTGCTGGCCGCGCCTGGCCGCGATAAGCGCCGGGCACGCGCCGGAGTGGGCGCGGTTGCAGCGGCTGCACCAGCGGGGCGGGGAGGTGGGCATTGTGGTATTTTACGCCGCCGTCGTCACGGCGCGGGAGTTGCGGCGGCGGTGCCCGCACGAAATAGCCCAAACCAGCATCTAGCTGAAACTGACTTGCGTTTGTGCCTATCTGTGACAGTAGGACTATAGACTAAAAATTCTATTCAAGAATTTTACTATATATATACAGAAGAAGTTTCGATATATGGTGTTTGAACCGTCACAATAGGCACAAACGCCCTATCTCGATGAAAAGATAGGGCGTTAGCTCTCTGGCGGCCGTTTTTTTTGCGAAATTAGACCGTCACAGCCTCCCCAAAGACGTAGACGCGCTGGATTTCCCCGTTCATCCGCATGCGCTGTTTTTGGATGCCAATCGAGGCCAGGATCCTCCCGACGCGGATTTTATGCTTGTGCTCCCACTGGTTCGACGGAATCTTCAGGCAGCCGGCCAAGATGTCCTCGACGGTGAAGTGCGGGGTGCCGCCGAGGTACAGCGAGCGGACGTATTCCCGGATGATCGACTCCCAGACGTCGGTTTCGACCCGCTGTTTCTGCTGGAGCGCTGCGGCCTGGATCGCCTCGACCTCGTCGAGCCACCACGCCTTGCCGTCCTCAAAGGCCGTGAGCGCCTCCGCCCAGAGCTGATCGCGCACCTCGCGCAAACCGTCGATGTCCGCGCAACGGCACATGACCGGCCAGAACCGGCGGTTGCCGGTTTCGTCGGTCAGGTATTGGTCTTGGTTCGTTGTGCCGGCGAACACGCACTGCCGCGCCATCTCCTGGACATATCGACCGTAGGGCGGGCGGATCCGGTCGGTGGTGCGAGTGATGAAGCCCTTGATGTGCTCGACCTCAGATGTTTTTTTGAACGAGGAGAGTTCGCCAATTTCGACGATCCACACCCGCTGGACGGCCAGCGCCGCGTCCTTGTCGGACATGTTTCCAACGGCATCGGTGAAGTACTTGCCGGCGAGGACCTCAAGCGCCGTTGATTTGCCGATGCCCTGATGGCCCTCAAGGATCAGCATATGGTCGGCCTTGCAGCCGGGGCGCATGACGCGGGCAACGGCGGAGATCAGCCACTTTGAGCCGACACTGCGAACGTAGGCGGAGTCATCGACGCCCAGATACTGTTGCAGCCAGTTGTGGATGCGCGGCACGCCGTCCCACCGGAGCGATTGCAGGTAGTCGCGGATGGGGTGGACCGGGTTGCGCCGTGCAACGTAGCCGGCGGCGCGGCTGGCCGTCTCCGCGCTGGCCTCGATGTCCTGCCGCTGGAGCCAGATGGCGAAGGCGACGTCGTGCTTGTCAGACCACTCGACCGGAACGTCCATCTCGATGTTCCGCATGGGCCGGGTGATTTCGATGACGTTCGTCAGTTCGTTGAAGGCGAGCGACCGCTGGAACAGTTCGTGGAAGGTCAGCGCCACGGCTGCGTTGTACATGTTCGGCAGCGGGCCCCTTTTGTTGCGCTTGAGCATCTCCTTCCAATCGCGGCTGATCTGGCCGGGCGCAACGTCCTGGTACTCGAGCGTGGCAACTTCGACCGTGTCGATCCCCTCCCACTGGTCAGGCGGCGCCGTTGCAATGCTGATCGGCGACCGCACCCGCGAACGGTTGGCGCAGGTCGCGCACCCGCTGAAGCCGAGCGTGGATTCGACGTAGCCGCAGGTCACCGGGCCCTTCGAGTTGGTGATGGCGTGCGCCAGCTTGTTCTGGGTCTCCTGGTAGGAGTAGGACGGATAGGGCGAACTCATCCGGTGCGCCAACTCCTCGGAGTCGCGGCAGCGGGCCACCACCGTCAGCATCTGGTACCACTCCGGTTCCGGCAGGGTATTCGCCTCGTCCCGGCAGCGCCGCATCCACGCGCAGCCGTCCATGATCGGGGCGATCGAAACCAGCGGGTAGTCCCGCTTGACGGCGGGCAGGGATTGGGTAACGGTGACGGATTTCACGATCTCCGCAAAGTCGCCCGGATCGTACCTGCGGCCGGAGTCGGTGAACGTCACCAGCTTGGGGTCGCCGGGGTCCTTGCGGTTGAACGTCCCCGGCAAGCGCATCACCCGAGCCAGGTCATGCGTGGCGTCGATGCGGTGGTTCGATTTCCTGGCGTGCGCGGCGAGGATGGCCTGCCACCGCTGGACCAATTCCGATGCGGCGTGAATATGGCCCTCGTCCTCGAATACCACCGGCTCGCGAAACACCCACCACGCCTGGATGCCGTTGCCGCTGTGGACGATGAGCGACGGCGCCAGTTCCGTGCAGTTGGCGATGGCCAGCGCCGCGTCGAGGTCCGGTGGCAGTTCGTCGGATTTGTGGGCCGCCCCCTTGATGTCGATGTCGGCCCAGATCCCCGGCATCGCGTAGGATGCCGCGGCGTCCGCGCGTTTCCCCGCCGCCGGCTGCGTCCGCAGGGAGGTGGCGCGGATGTAGATGTTTTCCGCGTCAGCGAACGGGGCAACGACCGCGGCGAGTTCGTCGGTGGTGTTCGCGCAGAGGGTACGCGCTGATGGCAGGGTAAAGGCGGCGAGGACGCCCTCAGGGTTAGGCCAGAGGGCCTGGAGGAATGCGGAGGTCATACCAGCCTGCACCAGACGTGTCCAGTATCAAATCGCTCGGAGCGGGCCGCGTCGACCGCAATCTGCGTATCGCTCCACATGCCGCAGTCCCTTATCCGATTAGGGCCGATGCTATCCGACCCAGTACAGCAATAGAATCGACCCTCTTTGTGGCCGTAAATGTACGATGTGTCAATATAGCAATCCATCCAACCAATTGCGCCCTGGCTCTTTTCGAGAAAAAAGTAGTTGCAGTTCTGGGGCACGCCGTCGAGAATCAGGACACTATGTCCAGACTGATCGCATAGCAACTTAATCTTTTCTATTTCCTGATCGTCCGGCCATGTAGGCTTCACCTCGGCGAACATTCTGACTTGCGGTAGCCAAAAATCAGGCAGATACAAAACCCCTTCGGCTAGCTTGTAGCCTTCCGGCTCATACACCCATTCGATCCCAAGAACATCAAAATACACCGCCCATCGCGCTTCCAGGCGGCTCCTAAATCTGTATCCCTTGTACCGGGTCTCAATAGCCTGCATTCCATTTCTCCCATACTTGTTCTGGTTCACGCCGCCACCTCCGGCGTCCGTCGATCCGGCCACAATTGCCACGTCAGCTTGTACTGCGCGACCAACTCAGCGTGGCTGGCTTCCCACTTTTCTCGCCACCAACTCTCCGGCTTCATCTTGAACATCGCTTCGTACTTCACAAACGCATACCCCTTCGAGAACGGACTCCCGTCCTTCTTCGTCCCGGTGTGCTGCTCATGCAGTAACCGGAAATACTTCGCCTTCCGCTGCGCCTCGGTGTACTCCCGCATGCGCTGCTCCGTCACCTCCTCAAGCACGCCGTTGTAGACCTTCAGCGGCTTCTGCTTGGCCCGCGCGGCGAACCGATACCCGCACTCGCAGGCTTCGTCCTGGAGATCGTGGACGGCGCCGCAGTCCGGGCACACCTTGAACGTCTCGGCGTAGCTGACCTGCTTTGACCGCTTGCGGGTTTCGTCCTCCGTCAGCTGCCAATTCTGGTCGCGCCGCACCAGACCGTGCTCCATGGTGCAGTTGCCGTGGTCGAGGATGAGGCAGTCGGTTTTCCCCGGCGCCGTCCGCAGCCCGCGTCCCGCCATCTGGAGGTACAGGCCCTTCGACTTCGTGGGACGCGCCAGGACGACGCAGGACACGACGGGGACGTCTACCCCCTCGGTCAGCACCATCGCGTTGCTGACAACCGTCAGACGGCCATTGGCTAGGCGTTTCAGGATCGCCTCGCGTTCCTGCTTCGGCGTCTCGCCGTCGAGATGCGCCGCGGCAATGCCCGCCGCCAGGAATGCCTCGACGAGGGTGCGCGAGTGTTTCACGCCCGCGGCAAACACCATCGTTGGCCGGCCGGCCGCCAGCCGCCGCCACTCGCTGACCACATCGCCGATCAGATGCGGCTTGTTCATCGCGTCGTTCAGCTGTGTGGGGTCGTAATCGGAGCCGCGCACCTCGACGCCGGCCAAGTCCACCCGCTTCCCCGCAAAGGCCCGATCCGGCACGAGATACCCATCGCGCATAAGTTCGCCAATGGTCGGGCACTGGACCATCGCGTCGAACATGGACGCCAGCCCCTTGCCGTCGCCGCGAATTGGCGTGGCGGTCAGCCCGATCACGCGCGGCTTGCCGGCGTTCTCGATCACGGTCTGGTAGGAATTGGCCGTCGCCCGGTGTGCCTCGTCGATGATGATGAGCGAAGGCCGGATATCCACGTCGCGGTTCACGAGCGTCTGCACCGACGCTACCTGGACCCGTTCGTGCGGCCGGTCGAGCCAGTGCTGCGCCATGATGACGCCGTGGGCGATGCCGAACTGGCCGAGGCGGGCGGAGGCCTGGTCGATGAGTTCCTTGCGATGCGCGAGAAACCACACGACCCCGCCGCGCTCGACGGCTCGACGTATGATCTCGGCGGCGATAGTCGTTTTGCCCGCGCCGGTCGGGGCCACGATCAGCACGCGCCGATGAACGCGCAGGGCGTCACGAGCCTCGGCAATGGCCTGGGATTGGTACGGGCGGAGGGTCTGAGGGCACAGAGAGGAGCGGAGCAGGGCGCCTCGATCCTCCATCGATTGCCGGTGATCTCGGATACTGTCGCTCACTCGAATCCCTCCCCGTAGTACCACTGCTCAAACGCCAGCCCCGAATCGGCGTAGCAGCACAAAATACCCTGGTGCTTCCGCCTCGCCATGTATTCCCGTTGCTTGGGGTCGGGCTTCTTCCCTGGCGCCTTGGCCTCGACCTCCAGGTACTGCACCACGCGGCCGCCGGTGGGCCGCATAGCCGACCAGTCGCACATCCCCGGCTCGCCCAGACGGATCGGGTGGCCGGCCTGCGTACGGAAGATACCGCTGTGCTGGCGGCGCACGATCCACCCTTCGCGCACGAGGAATCGTAGGATCTCGGCTTCAACGTCGTTTTCGGTTAACTTACTCATCTCTCCTCCTCCTCTGTAAGCACTCCGCCCACTCCCGCTCCCTCTGCTCCCGCTCGTCCGCATCGGCCGCCCGAATCCGCGTCACGGGCCGCGTCGGCTGTACCGGCTCAGGCTTGGCAAACACTTCCGCCCCCACGACCGGCTCGGTCACCCCGCGCCCCGGCAGGGCGGTGTCCCAACGCCGCGGCATCTGCTTCTCAACGGCCTTTGCCGCCGTTGCCATCTTCGCGCGGCTGCTGGCCTTCACCTTCGCCTCCTGCCGCTGGTCGTAGCAAACGCGGCAGTACTTCCCGTGTGGCGTGGCCTTCGGCTGCCCGCACCCCGGCGACTCGCAGACCGTAGACCTCGGCTGCGCTCCCGCTTTCCGCCGTCTCTCGGCCTCGTAGTTGCGGAGGCACTGGCGGCACATCACGCCGTAGGGCAATCGCGGCTCGTCGCATCGGCTGCACTTGCTGGTGTCCACCACCTTCACCGGCGCGTCCGGGTCCATACCCCGGCTGCGCCTCACCTGTTTCCTGGCGTAGATCCGGTAGTGCTCCTCGCACCGGGCGATGCTCACGCCCGGCTTGCGCGGCGCTCCGCACTCCCGGCAGACCGTCGAAGGCTGGCGCGGCTGGCGCGGGCGGCCTTTGCGGCGGCGTTGGTTGTAGTGGGTACGGCAGAGCGGGGTGTTGGAGTACGACACCGCTGGCTGGTCGCAATGGCGGCAGGTGCGGGTCATTCAGCGTGCCCTCCCAAGTAGGAGCGCAAGAGCGACCGCACCTTGCAGAGGTACGACGCCGTTTCCAGCGGCGCGTAATCGGTCCAACCGGGTATTAGCCCCATGAGCCAGTCGACGAAGTCCGGGTTCAACCGCCGGGTGTAGCCACTCAGGGACCTGCCGCCATGCGTTGAGGTCGGCGGGGCCGGGAGGAAAGAGTGCTCGATGAAATTCGGAGGCTGGTCCAAGTGCTTCGCTCCCGTCGAGCGATCCATATGACTCGCAGCATTCGGGCTCCGGTAATCGCGGGTGGCTGGTGTCGGCCAGTTGGCGGCTGCCGATTGCAGGTCCGATCCACCGCTCTCCGTCCTGCCCAGTTCCTGTTTCCGCTCCGCCGATTCCGCGCCGCCCGTGATCGTGCGGGGTATCGGCCAGTGCATCGTCTGCCCCTCCAGGCTGATCTGTCGCTTCCCGCTGTCCGTCTTGCCCTTCGCTTGTACCTGTTCCGCGGTATTCTTGCGGCCGCCCAAGGGGAGATTGGGCGTCATCCACATCCGCGCCGCCCCCGTCAACGAATCCACCGCCCCCGGATGGTTCCCGCAGCTTTCTGAGCCCTCGGAGCGTGCGGTAGGCCGCATCCGCATCATCCGCTCCGCCTTGACATGCAATAGATCCAGCCCCTCCTCCCGGCTCATTTTGTAGTCGGTTGCCTCGCCATGCTTGGAGTCTTGCGCCCGTGCGGTAGGCCAGCACAAACGCCCGCTCTCGCCGGTGCGATCCACCAACATCGGACGCTCGAACAGTTCCCCATTCCGCATCGAACCCGATCTTGGCAAGTTCTCCGAGAACGGTTGTTCCTGCTGGAAAATTGAGAACTGGCGGGACGTTCTCGAGAAACAGCCACTCGACCGATCCCAACTCGCGAACGAGTCGGATGATCTCGAAAAACAGCCTGCTCCGTTCTCCCTCGATTCCTGATTGTCTGCCAGCAACGCTGAGGTCTTGGCAGGGGAACCCGCCAACGAGTCCAGCCACGCGGCCACGAAAGAGTTGGCTTGGGAAGGTCGTAACGTCAGACCAGATAGGTGCTTCCTCCAGCCCTCCGTCCTCCATGCGAGCCGCCAAGATTGCGGCCGCAGGAGCTTCCCTCTCCACGAAACAGATGCAGCGAGCATCTGGCAAAGCGCAACGGACGGCGAGGTCGAGTCCTCCGTAGCCGCTAAACAGTGAGATGTAGGTATTCTCAGCCACATTTCCCCTCCCGCAACTCATCCATCACCTTCGTCGCCCCCTCTGGATCCCCCGCCGCCACCAAGGCCTCGGCGTAGCCGGCAAAGTACGCGGCCCGCGCTATGTGGCGCTTCTCGGGCTCGACGAATACCGCGAAAATGTTCCATCTGTCTTCAAGTGTCATGTTTTTCTCCTTGCCGTCACGATAATCTCCTCGGCTCCCGCCACCGCCCGCAACTCCCATCCGTGCTCCCTCCAGTGGGGCACCTTGCTCCAGAACTCCCTGTAGACCATATCGTGAAGCAAATCCGGGTTGTTGATGGCGTCGGCGATAATCCTCAGTGCTCTGCGACCGCCAATAGGCCATGCAATCGTGTACTCACTCATACGCCACCCCTCCCCGGCGGTTCCAGGCGGCGATGGCGTCGGCTTTCTCCATGTGGTACACCGTCCGCAAAGAGCAAGTCTTGCAGATAACATTAAAGTCGCCTTGGAACGTGCCAGTGATCGTAGGCTTCCCGTGCGGCCCGCACATCGGACACGGCAGCAGCCCGTTGGCGTCGGGGATAAGGGTGCGGAAGTGGGCGGCGGCTTCGGCGGCGATCTCAACATCGCTGTCGCTCATGTTGTGGCTGAAGGGATGCTCCGCCAAGTCTTCCAGGCGGCGTGCTTTCTTGGCTGGAGTCATCCCTTCACCGCCTTCCAGCCAGCAAGAGCCTCGTCCCGCGACGCGCACGCTGGCGAATCCGTGCAGACGCAATATGCCCAGTATTTTGCGGGCCATGCTTCTGCCAGGCTATGCACGCTGCCGACGTCTACTTGCCTTTCGCAATCCAGGCAAAACACACCCAGTCCCTGCATTTCGATGTATCCGGCGCTGGCCGTCATCCCTTCACCGCCTTCCGCCACTCCTGCGGCGATGCCAGCCTGGTGTAAATCGTCGGCCACACCCAGTCGGCCACGTTGCGGTCGATAAGGTTCAAGATTTCGGCTCTGGCAACAGGGTCGGCGAGGGCGGCTTCGATGTGGAGTTGGTGGAGGGTCATCCCGCCACCTCCAGCAGAGAAAGCTGCCTGTTAGAATCACCGCAGGCATCGGCAAGGTTTCGCGCCGCGATCTCAAAGTAGCCCCGCTTCAGCTCAGTCCCGACAAACCGCCTCCCGCACTTCAGCGCAACGTATCCCTCGCTGCCAATGCCAGTGAACGGCGAGAAGATCAAGTCGCCAGGATTAGACCAAAGATGAATACACCGCTCGATAACGTCGAGTTGCAGCGGGCAAATGTGCCGCTCGTCGTCACTGTCACGCGCCAGATCTTTGTTCAGGACGTCGGTCTGGTTAATGTCCATCCACACCGGCGAGGCGTACCGTTGCCATACCGAGATCGACCAAAGCCTGTACGCTTCACTGCCAACCGGAAACGGGTTAAAGCGCGGCCACTTGCCGTTGTTGTGCGCCGGGACGGGAACGCCTGCGTCGTAAGCGACTACAGACGCATCGGGCGGCTCCAAGCCAACGTACCGCTCAAACCGCTCCCCGCCTGAGGTCACCGGATCCGCAAACTCGGCCTCGGCGTTCCACTTGCGAAACGTGATGATGTAGTCGGCCATACCTTGCCGCGATGCAGCCGAGTCGGCGCATAGCTGCTTATACAGCAGTCCGTGATTCTTGGTCCGCTGCATTTCGATCACCGGATCTTTCCAAATCGTGACGCGGCTATGAAACGTCCAGCCTTCCGCCTCAAACTCGCGAATAATGCGACCGGGGAAGTCGCGTAACCCGGCTGCGCCGTCCCGCCCGCGATACAGCGGCAGGTCTTTGCAGTGGACCGCGCAATTTCGGCCCGGTATGGTGATGCGGTGCAGTTCTCGAATCAGAAAGCGAAACTGCGCCATGAACTCTTCATCGTCCTCGGTGTTGCCCATATCGGCGATTGAATCGCTGTAGATGTACAGGTTTGAGAACGGCGGACTAAACACGGACAGCCCAACGGACTCGCTCGGCAGTTGCCGCGCCTTTGTGACGCAATCGGCGTTGTACAGCGTCCATCCGCTTCCCTTGCGCTCCTCGTCCGGAAGCGTTATCGTCAGCGCGTCGTCGCGAAGCTGCCTGACGCTCTCTTCCGCCATTGCGGCCGTCATCTCTTTTCTCATGGATCTAAACTCCCTTTCTTTGCTTTCAATCGTTGCGATCAATGCGCCTTCCGTCTCGGCCTGCACGATGTGGCAAACGACCGGGCGCTGCTGGCCGAATCGCCACACGCGACGGATGGCTTGATAGTAGGACTCGAATGAATAAGACAGCCCGACGAAGGCCACCTGATTACAGTGCTGCCAGTTCATGCCGAATCCAGATAGCTGCGGCTTGCTGATAAACACCCGCAGTCTGCCATCCGTGAAGTCGTTCAGCGTTGCCTCGCGCACGGCCTCCGTCTGTGATCCGCGAATGTCGCGTGCCTCTGGAATCGCTTTGAGCAGCGCATCGGCCTCATAGTCCGAATAGCACCACACCAGCCATTGCCCAGGAGCCGCAACGATCTCGGCGACCTTTGCGGCTCGGTCCGCCGTCGTCCGCTTCAATTCGCGGTGAATCGCCGTCGAGGACATATCGGGAATGCGAATCAATCGACCGTCCGTGTCGCTGGTGATGTCGACGGCGACCGTATGAGACTTAATGCTCAGCTTCGGAAGGATGTAGCCGTCGTCGCTATACCCTAAGTCGGACGGCATCGTGACCGATACAGCCCAAGACGCCACCCACCGCCAGAAGTCCTTGGCTGCGTGCTTCTTCAGCCGATAACCGCCTGCCTTCATGGTGTCGTTCAGGAACCAGCGGGATATCATTTCATTCGAAGCCATGACCTCAAGAAACTCGGCGTGGTTACCCAACTCAAGATGGTCATTAGGCGCTGGCGTTGCGGTGCACGCCAGCTTGAAGCGATGGCCGGCAAATGCGTCAATGATGGCCCGCTTCGTCTTGCCCATGTAGCTCTTGAGGATGCTGGACTCGTCCAGCACAACGCCAGCGTAATTGGCAGGGTTGAACTTGTGCAGTTTCTCGTAATTCGTCACCTGTATTGAGTCTCCGCTCGGCGCGTGCACGTGCGCCACGCCCCCGATGCCGAACTTCGCCGCCTCGCGGACCGTCTGCGCTGCCACGGCCAGCGGCGCAAGAATCAGCACCGGCCCGACGTTCTCGGCAACGTGCCGCGCCCACTCCAGCTGCATGAATGTCTTACCTAGGCCAGTATCGGCAAAGATGGCTGCTCGGCCACGCTTCAGCGCCCACCTGATGATGTCGGCTTGGAACGGCTTCGCTGACTGGTGAACCTGGCCGACGTCGAATCCGGTCCTCGGCGCGTCAACGGCTTTCGTCCGCAAAAACTCCTCGTACGTCATCCCGCAACCTCCCCCCGCCGCGCCGCAAGAACCGCCGCGATGGCTCTCAGCCAGATGCCGTACTCGGCAATTTCAGTGTCTGTGTATTTGTTTTCCTGCCCCACAGCCTCGAACGTCTCCAGCCATTCGGCCACCGGAAGCCGCTGGCATCCAATCCGCACGTCGTCGCCGATGGCAACGATGGCGTGGCGGCTGGCGTGGATCTGACAGACGTACTGTTTGCAGCGCAGGTCCGCCTCGCGCAGGTCCGCCCAGCTCAGGTCCGCCCCGCTCAGGTTCGCCCCGCGCAGGTCCGCCTCGCGCAGGCTCGCCCAGCTCAGGTCCGCCCCGCTCAGGTCCGCCTTGCTCAGGTTCGCCCAGCGCAGGTCCGCCCCGAACAGGTCCGCCCCGAACAGGTCCGCCTTGCTCAGGTTCGCCCCGCTCAGCGTATCGAAGTTTACGGTGTGCAGCACCGCGCCATCTTTATGTCTGATCTCAATCATTCTCCACCTCCATCCGTCGCAGCCTCTCCACCGCATCGACCCACAACCCGCACTCCAGCTCTGCCGCCCGAATCCGCTCGTGCAAATCCTGCGGCGTTGATCCGACGCGAATCAACGCCAGCGCCGCCAAGGTGGCCGTGCGTCGCTTGTTTACCAATGCCCGCTGCTCGTCGAGTGTCAGCGGCGGTTTCATCTTTCTCATGCGTTCCTGCTCCAGTAAAAATTCCTCTGCAAACCAGTCGTGCAGGCCCAGGCGTGCGCCGGGGTCCGCGTATTGTGCCGCGCAGCGTAGTTGCTCGGCGCGGGCGTGGGCAATGGTCATGGTCAAGCCTCTGGCGTTGTCCGCGCCCGCAGCTCCCGCAACTCGGCGATCAAAGCGGGCAGTGCGCTGTAAACCGGGTCCATCGACGAGTCCCACAGCGGCGCATTGTTGTAGTGTTCTTCCAACTCGTCCAAATCAATCCTGTTGTCCATAGGTCTTCTCCTCATCTTCCAGATACTCCTCTCTCATTCGTCTCTGTTCTCGCTGCTCCCGCGCCTGATCGGGCGGTCTCATTGGGCCTCCGGGGCGGGCGGGAGAGAAAGGGCGTGGGTGGGGGTGCCATACAGCGGCCCGCCGCCCCACTGCCACCTTTCGTGCTGCCAGCGTATCTTGTACCACGCCTCGTACCCCGGCTCCCAGCAGAGCCACCAGTTTCCGTCCCGATGCTTCTCCCCAATCACCTCCGGCGTGGTCCGCGCCCGCAGTTCCCGCAACTCGGCGATCAGAGCCGGGAGGACCAGTAGTGCGGTTACCGTGTCCCACACCTCCCCCGGTGGCGTAACGCGAAACTGCGCTGCCCCCGGCGTAGCCTTCGCCAGCGCCGCCTCCAGCGCGTCCAAATCAATCTTCTGTTGTTCCATAAGTCTCCTTCTCTTCGGTCAGATACTCCTCTCGTTCTCTGCGCTCCCGGCGTTGCTCCCGCGCCAACTCGTCGCGGTCTTCGGCGGCTTGGCGGTCAGACATTGGGCCCCCCCTGCTGATCCTCGGCGGTTGGCGACTGCCAAAACGGCACGCCCCTGCGCACGTAATCGATGGCGGCGTTCCTGTCCTGATCCATCCACATGTCGTCTCCGTTCTCGCAGCGCCATTGGTTGCCGCGCCAGTCCCACACGACATCGGCCTTGTTCTCCTCGCACCACCGCGCGCGTGCCGCATCCTCCCGCAGCCGCGCGACCTCGGCCCTCAGCCGGTCAGTCTCTGCGCTCAAATGGCCGTATCGTGCTCTCCAATGGTCGATCGTCATGGCGCCACCTCCTCCTCGTCGCCGAACAGTCGCAATGCATCTCGCAGCAACTCCCGCAGCTCCTCGAGCGTTGCTGTCGCGGCCAGCAACTCCAAGGTCAGTTTATCGATCTGCTCTCGATCCGTCATCGCACGCCCCCAATCCACTCGCTGATGAATTGCCGGTCGCGCTCCTCGCGCACAATAGCCGCCTCATGGTTTGCGCGGCAGCGTGCGGCCAATCGACCCCACACATACGCCCGGCCATGCTCCCGCACGTACAGCCACCCGAACGCCGCGGCCCCAAAAGCCGCAAGGAAAATAAACCCTGCCACCATTTGCATCATTATTCCTCCTCAACTAACTGTTCAGACCGCCGCGGCAGACTTTGCCCGCAAATGCCTCTCGCGTGAAAACCATTTGCGGGCACGGCCCGCACTGCGCTACTACCCCTGCCCTGCCTGGCCACGCCGAGCATTGCTCAGCGATGCCACGCAATCTTTAGAACGGCACGTCCTGATCGCCAATCGCCGCGAAAGGCGACGGCCCCGGTTCCACTTCCCGCGCCGCCGATCCACCGCCACGCGGGAACGGGCCGTTCAATCGCACACCGTACTTCTCCTGCTCCTCTGCCACGACCGACGCCTGCGCGTCCGCCAACCGCGCGTTCAACTTTCGCAGCCAGTCGCCGCCGGTCAGGTCGGCCTCGGTTGCGCCGAGGGCTTCGAGACGCTTGCGAGTGTTGCTGAGCGACTTGGGCGTCAAGAACAGATTGGTGCTGCCCTGTGAGTCGTCGGCAAACCGAACGACCACTTCGAGCGCCTGGGTACCGTTTTGGCCGAGTTCCACCTTCCGCAGTCCCACAATACGGACGTCGTACCAGGTTTTGTCCTGTAGCGATTGCGCGATCATTCAGCCCCCTTGATCTCGGCGAGCTTGTCGGCGAGAGCGGTGGCGGCTCCCATGCGGGATTCGGTCTCGGTCACGACGTCCTCAATCGGCACCTCGCCAGGCGCAAGCACGCTGACGTAGTCGGTTACCTCGGGACAGTAGAACTTCTGGAGACGCCCCAATGCCCTCCAGTAATACATGGACTCCGGGTCTTCCATGTAGGTGTCTTTCTTGTCCTTCTTCATGCGCTTGGCGTCCTCCTCGTTGAACGCCGCAGTGGCCGGCCTATCGCCATCCATGACCACCGCGCCGCCCTTCGTCAGTCGCAAAACGCACCCCTTCGTATCGCGCTGCACAAACTGCCAGCCGTAGCCGTGCCGGCGCATCAGCAACTCGATGACCGTGCCCATCATGGCCGGGACGCCGTTGATGAAGTAGATACCCCGCGCCGCCTGAAACTCGGTCAGCCCAAGGTCGCGACCAAACCGAATCCGCATGGCAATGTCGGCGGGATCCACCTTCTTCCCAGCGGCCGTCCCGCGAGCGTACAGCAGCCCGCTGGTGAAGTCGGTCTTCATCTGAACGGCGTTAGCGCGAGCGGCACTGCCGACCTCGCTGGCCGCGATGATGTCGTTCAGAAACGACGATATCTGGCCTGGTTGCTCCTGCGGCGCTGGCGCTGGCGTGGCCGCTTGTTGGATCTTTTCTGTCAATGGACTCATATGATTCTCCTTCCCCGTCACGCCGGGAACACGCGGAACGGACGCGATACGCTCGGCTTGATCACCTTCGCATAGATGTCCGGAAACTGTTTCTTGAGCGCAACGGTATCCACTCGCTGCGAAACCTGGGGCTTGAACGAGATGCGGTACCCCGGCGCTACCCCGCCCGGCGCGTCCCCGATCATGGCGGCCGCGTCGGCCTTCAATGCCTCCATGGCCTCCTCGGCCTCGTCGCGGACGTCGCGCAGCGCCAAATACTCGGCGGCAATGCTGCCCAAGCCCGCAATGGTCTCGGCGTCCTCGTCCACGTCAACGCGGTCCAGCAGCGCCGCCCCTTGGCAGCTATGCCGAAACTCGCACTTCCCGCAGCGTTTATCGGTCACCGGCAGACGGTCCGGCTCCCCGCAGCCGCCTACCATGGCCCAGAATTGCGTAGCCATCTCGCGCACCAATTCGTAGGCGCTTGGATCGAACGACACTTCAAAGGTCTCGAACCGCCAGTTGGACGGCTCCAGCACCGCGAACGCGCCCCACTTGTAGCCAGCGAGCCCCATGTACCACTGGATCTGAAGCTGGTAGCTCAGCGGCAATCCGTCGCGCATGAACGACCGGAACGCGCGTTCGTTGGCCGTCTTGCACTCCAAAACGCCGGGCCCGCGCTCGTCGCCAACGATCATGCGATCCATCGCACCGGCCTGCCAATCCTCCTCGCCAAAGCGTGAACCGGTGCGGCGTACCTTGCGGCCCGTGCGATCCTGGTACTCCTCGACGATCAGTGGCTCAAGCTTGGTGCCGCGGATCAGGTGGCCGCGGAACTCAACCTCGTAGTCGGGCTCAACGCCTTGTTTC